AGCATTGATGGACAATATCAATGAGCTGTCTGTTGAAGAGCTCCGTCAACTACTTGTCGCTAAAGATGAGATGGTCAAAGAGCTTGAGCAGAAAATGAAAGATCTCATCTCAGAGTCAGAGAGCTCCATGATGGAGAAGGAAGACAAAGAAGAGAAGATGACCGAGGAAGAGGAGAAGGAGACCAAGATGGCTCACACTCCCGACCATGAAGAAAAGAAGGAAGAAGAGAAGGAAAATAAGATGAGCGAGACTCTCAATCAATCTACTCTGCTCTCAGAAGTTCAAGCTCTCAGAGAGAATAACAATAAGCTAGCTCAGCGACTTGAGACCATCGAGGCTGAGAAGCTCGCTGTAGAGAAGCGCGAAGCGGTCAACACTCTCCTTAATGAAGGTAAGATCCAACCTTCAGAGGTTGAGGTGGCAGGCAAAGCCTATGAGCTCCGCAACCTTCAAGGTGAGTTCTGGGCTATGTTCAGCGAGCGACCATCAAACAGCGCGGTCCCATTGGTAGAGGTCGGTCATGGCGCAAGCGGTCAAGAGATCAGCAAGGCTACTCTCGATCAAGAAGTACGTAAGCTAGCGACTGAGAAATCAGTCAGCTACTCAGAAGCTCTCAATCTATTCCGCGAGTCAAACCGCGATTATTACAACTCAGTGTTTGGAGGCTAATCATGGCTAACACAGACAATATCATTTCATTCGTGGCCGCAGAGGCTATCACCGAGTATGCTTTAGTATCTGTTGATACAGCTGGCAAGATCGTCATCACTGATGCTGCTACTGATCGCCGTTGCGTTGGTGTAGCTCAGAGAGCTTGCGCCCTTGGTGACTCTGTTGAGGTCAAGGTCAATGGGATCACTCGCGTTATCGCCGGTGCGACCATTGCCAACACTGTATCTCTCATCATGGCAGATACAGACGGCAAGGTTGTCACTCATGCAACAAGCGGAAACTTCTCAATTGGTCAGGTTCTACCTAACATCAATCAAGTTTCATCAGCCGCCGGTGATCAGATCTTTATCAACTTCACCGGTCCTCAGAACCTCGTACCATAAGGAGTTAACACATGGCTTCATCATATAGTAATTTACATCCAGTAGATCAGATCTTAACAAGCCTAGTTCAAGAGGCGATTCCAAGTGATGATCAACTCATCGCTGATAAGGTCTTTGAGACTATCCGCATCCCTGAGAGATCAGGTACTCTTCTTCTTGAAGAGACTCGTAACTTTATGGGAGCGGGCGCAGGTCTTGACCTTCAACGGGCCCCAGGTTCTAGCCGCGCCACTATCGGCGGCTTTGATCGTACAAGCCAAACATTCAAGGCTTTGATCTATGCGGCTTCAGACTCCATCGCAATGGAAGACATTTTTGATTCACAGTACCCTGGGTCAGAAGAAGCTCGCCTTGCCAAGAAGGTTAGCCGAGTAATCAAGCTAGCTCGCGAGAAGAGAGCGGCTGATCTTCTTTTCGGTACTGGCAACTTTAACAATGACTCAGCAACTAATGAGTTCGGCGGTAAGTTCAACGCGGCAGGTGCTGAACCTTTAAGTGATCTTCATGAGCTTAAAGATACTGTGTTCGAGGCTGCCCATGGTATCAATCCCGATACCTTAATCTTTGGCCGTCAAGTATTCCGACAGCTTGCACGTAACCCAGAGGTTCGTGGTTTTGCAGGATCAGCGGCCGCCGGTATCGCAAGCGGTGAGCGAGTTCTCAATGACGAGGTAGTGATTGGTGTACTCCGTGACGTTCTCGGAATCCCTAACATCTACGTTGGTCAAGCTCGTCAAGATACTGCTGTGCCAGGTGCGACCGCTTCAGAGTCTTACATTTGGACCGGTGACAGTCTCTTCATGGGTATCCTCAAAGGTTCTGACGCGATTGTTCAGAAGAGCGGTAATGTTAAGGGTATGCCTGTAGCAGCTCTTAACCTTGCGTTCAATGATATGGTTGCCGGTCAGTATGACAGCCTAGATAAAACCCGTCGTTATGTTTACGCTGAGGAGGTCAACGTCTATCACGCTGTTGATTCTACCCTTGGCCGAATCATCACTGACTGTCTCTAAGATGACCTGTCAATGTGGCGCGACTGCTCACCTCTTAAATGAGGTTGATGCAGATGAAGAGGCAATCAAAGACCTCACTCGACAAGTCAAGGGACAGTCGGGGCCCCGCGCTACATTGATCAGAGCTAGAAGAGATCAACTCAAAGCTGAAGTTTCAGCAGAGAGAGCTTTTGCTACCTCATTGAGGAAAGCACGTAAGCAACTATTAGAGACAGTAGGAGCGGCGGTCGACGCGGCTAGTCCTCTGTCTCTTCTTAATCTTAATGATGAACAGCTACTAGAATTCATTCTACAAAGTGGAATGGGATTAGCAGTAGAAGACTTCATCGAACAGCAAGAGGCAATCAGAGAAGCGGCTGAGCGAGCAATGAAAGCGGTTCAACCTGACTTTGGGTTTAATCAAATCAGTTCACAGCTTGATACTCTGCAAGCTCAAGCGGCTCAATCAGTCTTTGATGATGTGATCTTGCCCGACTTTAAGCGCTCGATTAATGAGAGTCTCAAAGACCTTATTGTTGATGTGCCAGTCAATATAGTCATGAGCAATCTTGAGCAGAGGTTGAAGCGGTCGGAAGGTCGACAGCTCACCGAGGTCAAGACTAAGATCTCTCAATATGGGCGAGGGATCACAGCGGCGGCGGCTGAGGCGGCTGATATGGATCTATATTTATACACAGGTCCAAGAGATGGGATCACTAGACCGTTCTGTTTACAGCTTATTGATCTTGTCGTGAGTAAGTCACAGATGAGGCGGCTGAATAACGGTCAAGGTTTAGCTGTAATCACAAGCGGCGGCGGCTATAATTGCAGACATAGTTGGTCACCTGTTACAGCTGGCTTTGTTGAAGCGGCTGATCTTGACAGGGCAAAGACGAGCGACATCAAGAGCGCAAACAGTAAAGCGAGGTAATGATGAGAAAAGCGATTACAGGTCAAGACTATCTCTATGAATGGAACGCTCCAACACCACTAAGCGCAGCACCTACTTTGTCAGTGACAGGGGGTGCCAGTGCTTTCTCAGTGGCTATGACTCAAAGCAGATCAGACAGCACAGTCACCGCCATTGCTAGCGATCGACGTACATTGACACTTGGTGCAAGCGCTGACTCATTACAGCGAGATCAAGCCAAGGGCTATTTGGTCACAGACGGTGATACTTGGTTCTCAGTAACTATCTCAAGAGTAGTTGGTACTAGCGCTATACTAGCCGAACCACTGCCTAGAGAGATAGACTTGAGCTCATCAGCCACTTTAGTTTTCTCGATGTACTATGCAACTATCACAAGCGCGGCGGTCACCGGGGTTAGTGGGTACTATGCTTTTAATATTAACTATAGCTCTGATCTTGGTTCACAGAATCATACGCGACTAGAGAAGGGGACGCTCAAAGTCACACCTCGACCCTTTAACACTGGGCTTGACCATGATGAACTCGTGGCGACGTTTGCAAACTTAGCCGACATGATCCCACGGAGACAGTCAGACTTCAAAGCTCAGATCAAGGCTAGCCTCGATGAGATCGGCCTTAATATTAGGAACCACTTATCAGCCGATAGCTTGACTGAAGATGAGGTCTTTAACTCAGAGAGCTTCAAGTTAGCTCATGCTTATTGCGCGGCGGCTAGAGTCTATGAGTTGAATCTACAGCTTGATGTAGCTGAGGCGATGAGGGCGAGATGTGATGATCTACTTAACAACGCTCTAAGCTCTGTCACTATAGACATTGACGGTGATGGGGTGATTGATGAGGGTGAGGAAAACTTAAGCAAGGTTGGAGGCTCAGCGCGTGACTTCAGAGCATCTTGGAAAACATACACCAAGAACTCTAATGATTCATTCTTTACACCTGGTAGAGGAATGAGACACTAATGAGCGCTAGAGTCTCCTTGAATCTTCCTAAAAGTCTATGGACAGCCAAAGACTCTGCTCAACTTGCATCTAATACGGTTGCCTCAATCAAGATCAGAACCGGTAAAGGCTTAGACGCTGATGAGCAAGACTTCAAAGATTACTCTACTAACCCCATCTACATATCCAAGAAAGGTGCTCGTTTGTCGCCCAAAGGTGGCAGGCCATCGAGAACCGGTCGCAGTGTCTACTATGCTAAGGGATATAAAGAATATAAAGACAAAAGCAGAAGAAGAGGTGGAGCAGGTAACAGCGCAGAAGTCGACTTAGTTCTGTCGGGTAATATGCTTAACAACTTTGTAGTAAAAGAAGCGACTGACTCAGGTTTCACTATAGGTTTAACTAAGAATGCTCAATATGGTTACTATGTAAATGAAGAGAGAGAGTTTATCGGCTTATCAGACAGAGAAGTTGATATCCTTGCTAGAGCTGTAGAGATCGACTTGAGGAGAAAGATCAGATGAGTCAGGGAACCTTTGCGGCGCTCACATATCTTGAGAACTTGGTTGAGGGGATCACCCCAAAGACTGACCTGCATCATGGGTTTGTCGCTATCAATAGAGGCGGCGGCTATGCCTCACCACTTGAAGAGAGAGCAAACTCAACACGATACTTTGAGATGGCGCTTGATGGCTTAGCTTTGGATGACGGGGCCGCCGGTCTTAGTGGTCGAAAGCGGGTTAGAGTCAACTGTCGAGTGAGGTATGATATACCTCAAGACGCGGGCTTTCTCACTCGCCAAATAAATGAAGATACCTCAAGCCTCATCAATACGTTGAAGGGGCCTCAATATGATCTAGTTAATACAGGGATCGTCTCTTTGATTCCCCTTGATGCTAGGCTAGAATCAATCACTGATCAGCAAGGTGAGCGGCTAGCGTTCATCTTAGTCTTACCTTATGACCTGCTTTATCTGGAGGCTTAACCATGGCAG